GTGGAAAGTACGAACACGGATATGCTTTCATGTCTGAGTACTGGAAAGAAATGGGGTTTGAATATATTAAACTTGATGAAGTATGCAGGCAGAATGATGAGGGATTTAAGTATGTGCTGAATGATATTAAATATGGCAACAATATTAGAAAATCCATTGCATATCTGGAGAATAACGAATCAGACAAGGTTATACCAGAAGCACCGTTTCTGGTCGGAACAAATGCTGAAGCTGATCGGATTAATAATACTTTTCTCGGAAAACTGGATAAAAAGACCGAAAAAGTGTTTCATGCAGCAGTTGACGGAGAATTAACGTCTGCTGATATTAAGAACATTGCATTTGCCAGAGAGGACTTAATTCTTAACATCGGTGCAAAAGTGATGATTACAGTCAATGATCTGTCTGGAAACTACGTCAATGGAACGATTGGCATCATTCAGAAAATTGTGGATAACGGAGAATTTGAAGAATCCTATCTGGTTATCAAGACTGATAAGGGTAAAACAGTTAACTTGTACAGATACAGTAAAGACATTGAGAAACAGGTTATTGAGGAAACTGAACAGGAAAAAGATGGACAGAAGATCGTAAAAGAAAAGATAGTCCGTAAGAAAGCTGGTTCTTTCTCTCAGTTCCCGGTAAAACTTGCCTGGGCGATCAGTATTCATAAATCACAGGGACAGACATTTGAAAAAATCAACATTGATCCTTGCTGTTGGGATCCAGGACAGTTCTATGTAGCTGTTTCCCGGGCGAAATCCGCTAATGGCATACATTTTATCAGACCGATAAAACAGAGCTATATAAAGGCGTTTAGCAAGGATAATGAGCGACTTCTTGAACAGAGTTTTGAGGTAGAAGAAGGTGTATAAGTATGAGAGTGACGCATGAGCAGATACCGAACACCATAAAGTTTTTACAAATCGACTTTCCGGCACTGGTCCTTCAAACTGCCGGAATAGAAGAAAGGGACGAATACTGGCAGCAGGTAATTGAGCAGATACACGTTGTATCAGACAAATATAATAAAAACGGCTTTGTGGATCACATGCTTACAGCCTATGCGGATTATCTGGACAAGATGCATAAGAAAGCTAAAAATCTGAACAAGGAGAAAACCAATGAACAAAATGAAGGAGTATGAGCGAGGGAGAGAGGATGGCCTTGACCTGGCGCTCAGAATTGTTAGAGATGGTGGCGTAGAAGCGCTGGAGAGGGAAATAAAATTCCGGGGCATTACAGGAGTACATACCTCTTTAGCCAGTAAGGACCTGGATAAAGCTGCACAGAAGATCAAAGAAATGACACTTGATACATTTACAATCCTTGGAATTGCCGTTTTGCATGATGATTTCGGATTTGGACAGAAACGCTGCCAGAAGTTTATGGACGGCATGGACAGGGGAGCTGATTATCTGATGGATGATATGGCAACCTGGGAGGATTATAGAAGATCAATCAAAGAGGAACTGAATCTTGATTTAAGATTCCGCATTAACGATTAGAGGCGAAATAAATGGGCATGGACAAAAGCGAATTTATCCGTTGTGCTGAATTGAGTAATTACGGAACAAGGAAGGAAGCAGAGGAATACGCAACAGCTAATCCAAAAGAAAATTATGATATCAATGATTTTATTGAATTATATCATAATAACCAGAAGGAGTATCGGAATGGATATCATAAAGGGTTGCATGAAGCTTATGGAGTAAATGGACGTACAACAGCTATGAGGAATGGAATAAAGGGTAATAGCAGCGGATCACAAGATTGGGGGTAATGGCCATGAGAAAATACAATACAGATGCGAGCACAAAGATCACCCACAATATATTGATTATGGCGGTCGTGGGATTTCTGTTTGCGAAGAATGGCATGATTTTATGATGTTTTATAAATGGGCAACAGAGAATGGGTATCAAGACAATTTAACGATTGATCGCATTGATAATAATAACGGATGAACGATGAAATGGCACTTGTTCAGAACCATATAAGGAGGATTAAACATGGTTGAATATATCGATAAAGACACCAAAGAAATTGGAGATGCCCTGAACACGCTGGTTCAAAAATGTGCAGAAGCAGGGGGTTACGAACTTGAATGCACTATATCTTACGAGGGCGATCTGAAGCTTGATTGTTATTTTACATTCAAAACGCACGAGGAGGATGAGCCATGATCACATTCTTATTAGGATTCACCCTTGGAATCATAGTCGGAGTGGCCGGTCTTGTATGCATAGCGATCATGTACGACAAACACCACCCAGACGATTAGAAAGGAGCAATGGTATGCTGACAAGGAATAAAAAGCTGAAAGACTACGGTATTCCGGCAGAGGACATTGAAAAAATGAATACTATGCTGAAAGACTTTCCGGCAGAGTATGGATACCTGCTTTCCGGTGCCGCCTTGTCAGCTTGCCCGAAGAACACGGTGATAGCGGATATGGTTATTGAGAATATTCTGCACCGGAAAAGTTACAGGAAAATCAGCAAAGAAAGATATATCCCGATGAACCCGAAAGACTTTTATGGATACAGACGCAAGACCGTCGCTGTACTGTATGAGAGGATGCGGTTGTTGGGAGTGTGGGAGGATGAATAAATGAAAGAATATAGATGTCCAAAGTGTAACAGTAAAAACCTTTTTGTCAAGAAAGCCGGGAATAATACAGGATTGTATTGCGGGGATTGCGGTGCATGGATTAAATGGATCGGAAAAAATGAGCTGAGAGCATTTGAATATTTAACTGGACAGAAGCACGTAAACGATGTCAGTAGCAAACAAGACGATATTGCAAACATCATTTATAGCGCTCTCGATCATATGTATTGTGATAATTGCAGATTCAATAGTGAAATTAAAGAAAGCGATAGTGATGAATGGAACTGTGATGAATGCCACAGAAAATTTAATGGATGGGGAGTTTCCATGCAGGAAAGTAATAGAATTGCAAAAGAAATTTTAAAACAGTTAGGAGAATAGAATATGAGCAGACTAATTGATGCGGACGACTTAATTGAATATATTAAAATATGGGATATTGGTATGAGTATTGATTCTGACCAAAAAGAATTTATTAATTGTATTAATAGACAGCCGACAGTTTTTGATGTAGATGAAGTTGCAGAGCAGTTGGAAACAAGAAATGCAAGAGCTGCTGCATTACAGAAAGAAAATATATCAGAGTATTTCGAGGGTGAAGCTGATGCGTTTGAATTTGCAATCAAAATCGTGAAGGAGGGTGGAGTTGAATGAGTAACGTATCAGCCGAAACATTAGAAAAGTTAAGAGAAAACATGGTAGGAAGAAGATACAAGCACTTTAAAGGAAGAATCTACATCGTAAATGATATTGCTGTTCATACAGAATCGGATGAGATTATGGTGATTTACAAGTGTTTTGCAGACCCATTTGTGACATGGTGCAGACCGTTAAGCATGTTTACGAGTGACGTGGACAGAGAGAAATATCCAAATGTAAAGCAGAAGAAAAGATTCGAACCACTTTCTGAGCAGGAGGTGCAGAACGTATGAGAGAAATTCTTTTTAAGGCAAAGCGGAAAGATAACGGAAAATGGATCGAAGGATATTATCAGAAAAGATATGACCTTTTAGGCAACGAAGAACATTTAATCTTCCACGCTGATAGTTATAAAGTGTGGGAATATGCGGAAGTTGATCCAGAAACCCTCTGCCAGTTCACCGGACTGACTGATAAGAGCAATAAGAGAATCTGGGAAAATGACATCGTTAATCATAACGGAGAATATGCCCTGGTAAAATTTGGAATGTATTGTTCAAGCTTTGATTACGGAAGCTATAATTTAGGATTTTATGTTGATTTTCCAGAAGAGACATTTTACCGAAAAGAACTTGGGTATTGGCGCAGAAAGGTTGAAACTTCCGGAAACGTGTTTGACAACCCAGAATTATTACAGGAGGAACACTGATGCAAAGAGAATTTATTTGCGGTGACTGCATGAATTTTCTCCCGGACTTTCCAGATAATTACTTCGATGTGGCAGTTGTAGATCCACCGTATTTCAGCGGCCCAGAAAAGAGAGGATTCTACGGAAGAAAGATAAGTCCAATAGGAGTACAGAGAATATACAAAGTCTCTGAACAATGGAATATACCGAACCAGGAATATTTCGACCAGCTCTTTAGAGTTTCCAAAAATCAAATTGTGTGGGGCTGCAATTATTTTGAATACAGCTTCCCACCAGGAAGAATTGTATGGGATAAGTGCAATGGGAATTCAAGCTTTTCCGATTGTGAGATAGCTGCTTGCAGTTTCCATGACAGTGTAAGACTTTTTAGGTATATGTGGAATGGTATGCTACAGGGAAAGAGTATCGCGCACGGAGAAATAATGCAGGGCAACAAAAAACTGAATGAAAAGCGAATCCACCCAACTCAAAAGCCTGTAAATTTATATCGTTGGATATGTCATAAATATCTGCAGAAAGGAATGAAGATTCTTGATACCCATGTGGGGAGTGCAAGCTCACTGATTGCATATGAGGAATACGGCCTGGAATATGTTGGTTATGAAATCAATAAAGATTATTACGATTCAGCTCAAAAACGGTTGAACGAGTTCAGATCACAATTAACATTATTTGATTTAGGAATGGAGGTGCCGGAATGAGTAAATCAGTATTAGTGATGGAAACACCAGAGAATTGCTATGTTTGCCCGTTCGGAACTGCATACTGTAGCGCTCTTGAATATGAGGGTTTGTGTGAATTAGCTGACTGTTTAGATTGCGATGTAATTCTGATGACAGAAGAACATTATGATTGTGAAAGTAAATCAAGACCAGACTGGTGTCCGCTTATGGATTTGCCAGAAAAAGACAATGGAGATTATCCAGCTAATACGTCTGATGCTGGCTTTGCAGAAGGATGGAACCAGTGTATTGATGAGATTACAGGAGGAATGAGAGATGGCGAATGCAATGAAATGTGATCGATGCGGAAAGTTATATGAATCATACAACACTAAAAAAGATAATAAAAACATCAATGGATTTATTCCAGTGAATTTAGATGTTGATAGAAAGTATTATTCACATGGCGTAACGGACTTATGCCCTGACTGTATGAAAGAATTTCAGAATTGGATGGAAGAGGTGAAGTAGATGAGTAAGAAAGTGAAGTGCTGTGAGTGTGCTTCTTTTTT